CCATCTGTTGCGATTACGTGCGTTGCCGAGTTGACGAAGCACGCTGTGGGCACATGGATTGAGCCGTCGGCGGGTTCAGGGGCATTTGTGGACGCCGTGAAACATCCAGTTGTAGCCATGGACATTGAACCTGGACGAGAAGGGATTACTAAACAGGACTTCCTTACCTGGTCATCGCCTCACACCAAGTGCACTGTGTTTGGCAATCCACCATTTGGTCGCCAATCAACACTTGCGAGGAAATTTATCAAACATGCATCAACATTTGCGGATGTGATTGGATTCATTCTTCCACGATCGTTCACGAAGCCAAGTATGCAGAAGGCTTTCCCACTTGAGTTTCACTTGGTGCATGAGAGCCCAGTTGAAAAGGACTCGTTTCTTGTGAATGATAAGCCATATGATGTGCAATGTATATTTCAGATATGGAAACGCATGGAGACTCAACGAGTCATCCCGCCCGCACCAGAGATTGAGTGGGCGTATGTGAAAAAGAGTGAGCCACATGACATTGCTGTCCGCAGAGTGGGGGTGTATGCCGGTAGGTGTGTGCGTCCCGACGACTCGCTATCAGTACAGAGCCACTACTTTATCAAACTTCCAGCTGGTGCAGATATTGATGCGATCATCAAACATGTATGTAGAAATGAGTTCCCAAGTAACACGACGGGTCCGCGCAGTCTATCCAAAGGTGAGATTAACTCTGTCCTCGTGGATTGCGTTGCCGTCGCCCAGACTCCCTAACCATCGTCAGCTGAGTCTCGCGAAACATCCCGCTTGTGGTGTGGTAGATCACACGCTCGGGATGAGCGCTGACGAGCTGGGACCACTTGGGGATGGAGCACTGTAGTCTATGCTGTTTACTGTCCATCTTGGGACGGAACTGCATGAGACCTGACTTCTTGTTCAGGTCCTTTTTCAATGAGTGGACTGCCTTGCGAATGTCCTCCTTCCCCGGTCGGTAGGACTTGGTGAGTTCGTTCAGCAGAGTTACCTCTGCGAGCGTGAGCGTTCCCCACAGAATAGCGACCGAATCAGAGAGGTCCATCAGGTGGATCTCCCGTAGGTGCTTCTGCTCCCCTACCTGCTGGAACCGTCCCCGGATCATCTGATACTTCTGCAAGTGCGCATTGTTGAACATACGAATAGCATCTCCGCAGTCACATGTGTCTCCTACACTGCTCTTGATGGACGCATCACTTCCCTCGTTGAACTGTGCTGGGATATCGTGTAGGGAAGTATATCCAGTGTTGGTGACGTTGTAGAGTGCCTTGATCTCGTTGTCGAAGTCGTGTCCGTTCTGTTGAGAAGCCGCCATTGTAACCTCGATGTCTACTAGTTTGAACCTATAAAATCCGTTTTAAACAACCACAAAAACCCTTTTTACCTTGCGGTCCGTCCAAAACGGAAACGTTCGGCCCAAAGAAATAAGAGCCCTAGGATGTCGAATACAACAGATAAGATGGAAGCATTTCGTAAGACCTTTCTCACCAAGCTTGTTCATGCAGTGACGTCGAACTTGATCCCCAACGCGAACAAGCGGTTTCGCAAGTATGTTCGATCTGAGAGGACGCAAGACCAACCCATCAATGCGAACTTTCAGTCGCTTGTGCACGAGGCGACCACATCAACACTTCGCGAGATGAACATTGAATACTGGGTGTCGGTGACGGATCATCGGTCGGACACGCACATCGAGACAGATGAGTTCATTCTCCAGCTTGACGCCAAGGGATGTCTTGAGAATGATCGTGACTTTGAGTTCTACGAGTGGAACAAGAAAAATCAGCTAGGATTCAGTGGGATTCAGATTCATCTGGGAATCGCACAGCACACGCGCACATTCACTCACATCTTGAACAAGGCTCGCAGTGAACTCGTGCCTCTTGAAAACCCTGTCGTCGGAAAGCAGCTACGCGAGATTGATGGGAAGCCCGTATTTACCATGGTCTCGTTCCTCAAGTGGTCCTTCAGTGAAGAGCAAGGATACTTTGCAACGTCGGTTGGAATCGCAGAGTTCCCGCACGAGGACCATGTCTATGCGATTGCTGGAAAGCAGAAGGACACAGAGCTTCGATTTGTGATTACGAACCCTGAACTTTACAATGTTCACCAATTCGCCTCCGAATCAGCTCCGCAAATTCAGGATTCAACTCCATGAGACAACACCGAACACCAAGCTGCTGAGCTGCCAACCCCGTAGTGCCTGATCCTGCGAAAGGATCCAACACCAGTCCGCCAGGTGGACACGCAACCTGAATGATTCGCTTTGGAAGTTCTAGAGGGAACATCGCAAAGTGATCAATACCTTTTTCATGTGTGAGTGGAATCGACCACAAGTCTTCAGGCGTCTTTCCCTTGGGATTGTTCTGGACAGATTGCAAGACATAGTGCTCCTCCAACATCTCAGCATCATATCGATCATCTAGTTCAAGAATGCCCTTGAGTCTACGATAATCCTCTACGTCAGGCAATGAACGACCATGATCAACCCGAAGCCAGTGTCCTGCTTTTGACTTGTAGCCATAGGTCTCATCCAGCTTCTTTGCAGACAGCTTCTTCGCCTTTGCACATTCCTTGAGATATCCATGTACCTCCAAGTTCTTCTCCTCAGTCATGTTGTGCTTTCGCATACGGGAATACACAACATCTGTCTGCTGACGGGCACCTGGACTTGCACCCTTGTTGACGCCAGCGTTCTTGAACTTTCCCTTTGAAACCTTGTTTGCGTTGAACTCTGTGATCCGCTCTGTCCAGTCTGGATACTCCTCTAGACTGAGAGTACGCGGAAACGGGATCTTAGACTCAGTGGTCGGTGCTTCACGAAGAACATCCAAGTTGCAATGATACGGATAGTTGTAATACTTTCCAGAATCCTTGGTGAAGAAGTACACTGGCTCCCATGTTGCACAGAACCTATCCTTCACAGACGATGGCATATGATTCGGCTTGTACCACACAATCTTATTGCGTAGCACCCACCCATTACCCAACATGGCAATCGTCAGTCTCTCTGGAATCATGAGAAGCCCCTTGTTCTCATACTTGTCACCGATGTTCAAGAACAAGCTACCTGTGTCCTTAAGGACGCGCTTGCATGCATTTGCCCAGACAACCATTGCCGCAACATAGTCATCAACCGTTGTTTCACGACCGATCTGACCCTCTGCTTCGTAGTCGCGCTGTTGAAAATAGGGAGGAGAAGTGACGATCAGATCAACCGTCTTCTCATCCATCGTATTCATCAGGGTAACGCAGTCTCCAATTTGAATGTCCATTGAACTCATTCGTAGTCTAATGATCTTTACATTCGTTTTTAGTGAGACGTCAAAAACGGATTTATCTGGGCGAAACAAGAAGGGATGTGGGCGGACAAAATGACTCTCTCTTCTCTTCGTGAACTTCGGTATGGACCCCCTGAACGCATGCAGTGTAGAGGATGTTACTGCAACTGCCCGCCTCCGTATGGATTTGGACGGAAGGGGAACAAGATTTGCTGGAGCTACGGACCAAACGGGGCAACACTTGAAGACATGATTGCATATGATTTCCGGACTCGCTGCTTCTACAACAACCTACCGCCGTACAAGGAGCCCCCACCTTCACTGGGAAACAGACTGCGAGACCACGTTCTGCGCATTCTTGCAAAGAAGACGGCGATGCGAGACCTTGATACTTAAAATGGAAACGGTTGGTTCGAATAGACAGTACTGTAGAATGGACGTGACTCTTGAACAACTTCCCAAACAAATGATCAGCATCCAGACATTGCGAGAGGCATTTGAGGTATGCACACCATATGACTGTCCGTCGCGCCGAGTCTTTAGTTCATGGTATCCGACGCATACCTGGGTGCCGGATCCAGATGACATTCCGATGGAGAAGGTCGTCAAGATACTCTTGTATTGCATTGGACACGATCAGTATGTTGATCGATTTGTTGGATTCTTTGCGGGAGTCCGCGTAGCTAGTTACGATGTGCTGAAGGAATACTTTGTTCAAACTTTGGTCAAGACATAAGCCTTGTTGATGCCACTAAACTCTGCGGTCAGGTGAAACAGAACGCCGGCGACAAAGACAGTGATCCACTTTGAAAATCCAAATTTTTCACTGACCCAGAAGACCGGAAGCAAAAACAGACCAACCAAGATAGCTTCAAGAAACACGTTCATTTGTATTCAAAATGGATTTGATTTCTCGCTACGAAGACTACACTGCCAAGATGGACACCAATATTCGCAACGCAATCATCAAGACCAACGAGGAGTTCAACTACGGACTGGAGGTGGAGATCACGCATGCCGAAGATGAGCCGTGGTATGCCAAGATCTACGATACAGCAGGGATGATCCGAGTGGAGTTCCTTGAGAGAGACGGGGGTGTCATCGCATCTGTCATGGAGCGGTTCAACATCACCACCGCAAGAGTGACGCGAATCATGGATGTACTCATGGAATACATGCCGATCTCCCCTCCCGGAGGGGACTAGATCTTCTCTACCTTGATAGGAACAACCTTGATCAACTCAACTTGAGGATACACAACCACACAGGAATGCGTTTCGCTCGCACGACATTTCACGCAGAACACTTTTTCAGTGGAGCAGGAGCACTTGAACTCGAGATGGGTCTTCTTCCTACAATGATGGCAACGAGGCATACTCTTGTAGTTGTTAATAAAATCGTGTTCATTTTTAATGGTGCGTATCACGTACACGGTGGTCGTAGATCCCGACGTCAACTTTCCGTTAAAAGACTTTGCACAAGAAGTTGCGATCTGCCTTGCTGATCCCCATGGATGGGAATCACAAGGATATCGTTTTGTAGCTGTGAAGTCCAACCCCCAAGTCGTGATCCACTTATCGTCTCTCAAGGGACTGAAGTCGGCAGGATGTGATCCTACGCTGTCCTGCGCTGAACTTGGTGGCAAAGAGATGCGGATCAATGAACAACGCTGGAGACACGGAACTGCAAAAAGTGGTCAAGATCTAGACGGCTATCGTCAGTATGTCATCTCACACGAAATGGGACATATCCTTGGTCGAGACCACGTAAAATGCCCTGGCCCGGGTCAACCGGCACCGATAATGTTGCAGCAGACCTTAGGACTTCGCGGGTGCCTTCCGAATACAAACGTGTAGTCGGACACTCCTTTCTGAAGTACGTTTGGGGATTGGACAGCACCCAAACTGTAAAGAGAATAGCCAATCCAACAAGTATAACTTTCAGCATTGACACTCTTACTTATAAAAATGGACAGCATTGTAACCGCCGTGATTGAGAAGTTCAAGCAGCGGTCGGAGTTTGGAAAGGCAAAGTATGGAACGGACCTTGATCGTAAGGACCTTTCCATTCTTGAGTGGATTGTGCATGCTCAAGAGGAGCACATGGACGCAATTCTGTATTTAGAGAAGCTTAGAACGGAGCTTGCGAGAACGCTTCCGGTGACGGCGCCGACGGGTGACCTTCCGGACGCGCTTGGACGATGAACGGCGACCACCCTCGGGGTCCCGGGGGTCCTCAACATCTGCCTCCATCATCTTACCTACATGAACTTTCGGCTGCATAAGACTCAATCCGGCTCTATCCTGTCCCCTTGCGAGACGGGACGGGAAGTCAGTGTCCAACGTCAGCCGGACGAAATCGTGTGGAGTGTCTTCAACTATTTTTCCCATTGTTCGCTCGCCTTCGTGGTTCTTCACGCAGACGCGCTCCCCAACGGCAAAGACCCGATTGTCTGCATCACCACGTCTAACGAATACACACCGATCTGCCTCTGGCGGTGGGCCGGGCTCGTTCATTGTATACTGTAGTCACTTTAGTTGCTGTACGCCAGTCCACCCATACCGGACATGACACGGAAGATGTTGTAGTTGACGGCATACATACGGAAGTTGAACGGAGTAGTCTTGGTCGGTCTCGCGATACCGTTCGTGACGATGCTATCAAACACGAGCGTGGTCGTGTCGATGCGCGAGAAGTTACACGTGCCGGACGGCTGGTGCTCCTCGGGTTGGAGGGCAAAGGAGTACACGTTGATCGGGTTCACGTGAGGACTGAAGTTCACGTTCGGAAGCGTGATCGTGATGGTCGTGCTGACGATTCCATTCTGGAGCGCCGGCTCGCTGAGGTTGTAGGTTCCAGTAGATCCAGAGCCCGTACCATACGCACTAATAACCGTGCCGGGCGCGAACCACAGTCCATCAGCCGTTGTCACCGTGGCACCCTCAATGATATAAGGAGCAGTTGTGCCCGGGACACCAGCGGATCCGGCCGTACCACCAATTGTAAGAACGTCTCCACTGACAAGGTGTGTACTGCCACCCGTCAGGCTGATTGTGGTCGCCGTAACGCTCGCTGACGTCACCTGGGCGCGCATCGGCCAAAAAGCACCGCCCGTGTGGTGCTGGTACGGCTGGACCTTCCAGAAATAGTCACCGTAGCGTTCATCGAAACGGTCCTGTCCATTGATCTGGAGGCGAGCACGGTTGACGATGTCATCGTAGCTGAACGGCTGGGTGAAGCCGAGGTTACGAGTCAGATCCGATCCGCAGTCTGTCTTGCGGGCGTCCTGGAAGACCCACACCAGCTCCTTCACCGGGTGGTTCAGCGTGAGGTCGATGCGAGCCGAAGCCGTCGTGAGCGTCTGCTGGAGACCGAACTGGAGCTGGTCAATCAGATACTCGTGCGACTGCTGGGCGAACCGGCGACGCTCATCCACATCCAGGTAGATGTAGTCAATGTACAGCGCCATGTCCTTGAGCTGGGGCAGAAGAGCGCCAACCTGGGACACCGTGCTCGTTCCCGGGATAGCTGTCACCAGGTCCGTAGCAGGGGACAGGGTGATATTGATGCGCACCTCGTGGTACTGGAGAGCGATCAGGGGCAGGGCCAGACCAGGGTTACGGCAGAACCAGAACTGGAGCGGGATGTACAGGATTCCCGGACGTCCGCCGCACGAGACGGCGCTCGTCTCCGTGCCACCGATGTATCCGCCCAGCATGGAGTCCAGCTTGACGGAGTTGTCGAAGCCAGACGTCAGGTTCTCCCATAAAAAGAGCCACTCGCCGTAGTGAGTGTCGATGATCTGACCACCGATCTCGACCTCAATCTTCTTGAGGAGCTGGTAGCCGAGACGACGCTCATATGCGGCCGACCACTTGACGTTCACACCAACCGTGTCGGGGAGCTGAACCTCCAGGTAGGTCTTGTACATCAGGTCAGCATTGCGGTTGATGACGGCGACGACGCGCTGGCCATACTGAGGCGAGCCAGTGAAGTTCACACGAAACGCCTCCATGGCGAAGTTCGTATGACGCTTGTAGAGCACCTTCCAGAAGGTGATGTGGGGATTTCCAGTGATGTAGGCATCCTGAGCACCATATGCAACGAGCTGAAGAAGACCACCGCCCATTTAGTTTATTCTTTGCGAGGATATATTCTTCTGTCTTTGACACAATGAAGAATCTGACGGGGCGGTTCTGTAGCTGTATCAAGAAGGTCCGCAAGACGGTCAGGAATAAAAAAGGACCGATTGCGATTTGTGTCAAGTCTGTTTTGCAAAAGAATGGGCGGACGCTGAAGAAGTTTACGTGTGGAAAGAACGGCAGGGTCATTACGCAGAAGGCATTGCGTTGAACTTCTCCAGCGCCTCCTTGGCCGCCATTTGCTCGGCCTTCTTGCGAGTCGTACTCATTCCGCGTCCGTGGATTGAGGGACCCTCCATCACGAGTACCCTGATCTCCTTTGGATCGGGTCCGGGACTCAGCATCGTATAGGTTGGAGTGCACCCAAATGTGCGCTGGCAGTACTTTTGAAAGATATCCTTGTAGTTTGTGATCGTGGTCACGGCATCCTGGACGTCAATGTACGCTTCCATAACCGTGGTCACAAAAGCATAGACAATGTTGAATCGGTTACCACAATCTGTCCACAATGCGCCGATAAAGGCTTCAAAGATATCGCCTAGTTTCTGGATATTACGACGACCATTGATGGCAACAGACTCTTCATTGTGGCGCGAAATGACATAGTAGGCATCCAACCCTACCTTTTGGCAGAGAACACCAATACACTCGTTGTTGACCAGCTCTTTCCGAGCATCGGTCAAGAACCCCTGCTTCTTGTCGGGATACTTGCGGCGCAGATAGGTGGCAACGCAAACACCCAACACGGAGTCTCCCTCAAACTCCAGACATTCATAACTTTCATCCTGGAGAGGCATCACACCGGATGGACACGGAGCAAGAGACGCCGGTCGTCCATCGGGGGTAGTGTAATCAGAGCGTTTGACATAAGTTGTATGGACCATCGCGGTTTGGAAGACCCGTGGGTTTGCAACTCGGTAGTGCGGTAGACCGTGGCGATGGAGGATTCGGTGGATATCGCGTTCGGTAAAGGGCTGGTTCCTTGCATTGTACGGCGAGTACGTATCCGACATTACCTTGTGGTCTTCTGACGAATCTTTTATCCGTTTTCCTACACAATGGGGGCGGCTCAGTCGATGACCTACACTGAAGTCCCAGATGCGTTGCCTAAACACGATCCGGGCAACCTGATCGAGATCAAAGACGTACGGTATCGGTGTCCGATCATGAAAGATATGGCGGTGGGTCTTGTCTTCTTCAATCCTGCCAAGTCCAAGCGGATGCTGATGAACTACCTATACACAGTCGAGAAGCTGAAATTAGCAAAGATCCCGTACTATACGCTCGAGTTGGTGTACAATCGTCAGGAACCGGAGATCGCAGATGCTTTCCACGTCTACGCCAAATCGGTCATGTTCCACAAGGAGAATCTCTGCGCCGTCTTGGAGTCCAAGATCCCGTGGTATTATTCAAAGGTGTTGTTCTTGGATGCTGATCTGATCTTTGGGAACCCGGATTGGTATTCCGAAGTCTCGTCTGCCTTGACGGATCACGATGTAGTCCAACCCTTTACCACGGCTGTCTGGATGGACATCACCTACACCAAGGCGACTCAGATCCGGGAGTCCGTGCTCTTTATGGACAAGCAAAAAACCTTTGATCACAAGCTCCACCCAGGGTTTGCTTGGGCATTCAGGCGCAAGTGGTTCCGCAAGGTGGGGTTCTTTGAATACGGTGTCACGGGGAGCGGAGACACCCTGTCGGCGGCGGCGTGGTTAGGCGTGAAGTTCCCTCCTACATACCTCAAGCCCGCGCTGGTTCCTGCATATGAAGTGTTCGACAAACTACCCAAGCCTCGGATCACCTGTACGTCGGGTGCCATCTTCCACTTGTGGCACGGAACTCACGTCAACCGCAGGTATGTCGACCGCCATACGATCCTAGATGGCGTAAAGGATGTTCGGAAGGTCATGCGCCCAAACTGGAATGGCGTCTGGGAGTTCAGTGTCAAGGGTCTCTCTGAAAAAATGCTTGACTACTTTGTCTCCCGGGTGGACGACGGGGTCTAGTCCATTTAAAAATAATGTGTTGTGAAAAGTCATATCACGTTGATGGTGAAGCCCTTCTTCGCTCTGGCTTCTCGTCTGTTGAGCACGAACGGGTCTCTCGTGTGTAATCTTACGCGTATCCAGAGCGGGTTTCTACCCCGTGAAAACCTGGTCCAAGCACAACGCCACCTTGCAGATATTCAGAACGCCCTGCGAGAGATTGAAGAGTCTCTTAATCGCGCTTCACCACCTTCAGCTCAAATCCGTAGTCCGTCTCCACCATCTTCGCCTCTTGGCGCCTAACAATCTCATTCATCAAATCCTCTCCATGCTCCGGAAGGAGCTCGTCCAGATATGCCTTCAGCTCTTTCTTGGAGAGCGTCCAACCCTTCTTCCACTGGTTTGGACGTTTGACCGCAAAGACCATGCCCGAGCTTGCCAGATTAATCTTGTCGGGAAGTTCCTCTCGAGAGCTTGCATACAGGGCTGCCAGATCCAACTCGATTGTACGCCGCTCGTCTCGGAGTCCGTTTGCAGCGACATTGACTTCATTTAGGCGCCGGGTGACATTCGCATAGGCGGTGAGAACAGGCTTGAGGGACTCCATTGTGACTTGTTGTTCTCTTGACTTAATAGTATCCGTTTTAGAACAAGGATGTCTTGGGTAGACGAAGAGCAAGTCGACCGGCTTCGAGAAGTCATCAACAAGCAACATAAGAAGGACTCTCCGATTCCCAAGGGAACTCCTGAAGAAATGTGGACAAACATCCAGCGTCGTCTCCACGAACAGTGCTCAACTGGTTCTGCAGAGTGCATTGTGTCGTCCTTGATGAAGAAACCTGCGGCTTCGAAACAGTGGGCGGTCAATCGGTATGAGTGGCTGTCGTCGGATGACATTGACCATGTAGAGAAGGAATATGTCAAGCTGTTTTCCCATTACCACTTTCTTGGTTGCATTCCTATCGACTTTGACTTGAAGAGCGAGACCCAAGAGTGTATTGTCAGCACATTGTGTACGATGAAGCTCTCCGAGTTGGCAGACAAGGGACACGAACAGATTGGGATTGTGTTCAACACAGATCCCCATGACGGTCCCGGTGAGCATTGGATTGCTTTGTTCTGTGACGTGCGCCCCGAGTTAGAGTATCCCCGTATCACATATTTTGATTCCTATGCCCACCACCCCGAGAAAGAGATCAAAAAGTTGATGAAGAGGTGGAAAGCGCAATGGGATGAGACGGGGAAGCACTCGAAACCGATGAAGATGACCTTCAATGCCACGCGCCATCAGTTCAAGGATTCAGAGTGTGGAATGTATTGTCTGTATTTTCACCGCTCGTGTCTGATGGAGATCCCAATGCAAGAGCGTATCCCAGATGATGTTATCAATGGATTTCGCCAGCTATTGTTTAGAGTGCCAAAAATAGAAGGCGGTATCTAATAATGCAGTTTGCGATTGGAGCCGCACTTGTTGGAGCCCTCGGATACACACTTTGGCGTGAAGCCACAGAGACAGAGGGCGAGGAGAAGAAAGACCGCAAGCGCCTCTGCGACTACTACGCAACCGGTGGTGTCTTTGAGAATGCCAAGATCGTGGTGGAGTCTGGACGCCGTCTCCTCGAAGTTCACCTCTACGCAGATGAGAACGGCAAACCAATCGTAGCCAAGAATCCGTTGAACCTTGGATACGACTATGCATATGACTATTGGACGTTTGATTCAGTGTGTGTTGATCTCCTTCAAGCCTGGCAGTCAACAGACGATCCGTTCATATTGTCGATTGTGCCTCATTCAACCAACACGGTCACCCTCAACCTCGCCGCCGACTGTCTGAAGACAACGGTTCATCGCCATCTGGTTTCGGGCGTTGATGTCGACACGCCACTGGACGAGCTAAAGAATCGCCTGATTGTGGTCTCCGACAATGTACAGGGATCTGAGCTCGGTCCACTTGTGAACCTTTCATGGGGCGACTCTACTGTACGTCGCCTACTGTATGCACAGGCGATGCATCCCCGCGATCAAGTCGAGCTGGTCGCCTACAATCGGAACGCCATCACCCTTGTCGCACCCGACCCCACCTTCGGCAAAACAACTCTGGATCCAGCGATCGCCTTTGCGTATGGATGCCAATGGCTCCTTTTTGACAGTCCTCGTGCCGCCCCGGGGTTCGTTGAAAAACCGACGGGGTTACAATAACTTCTTGTTAACTAAACAAAATGGCAAACAAGTGGCTCGCTCACGTGAAGAAGACGATGAAGTCCAACAAGGGCATGAAGTTCGGCCAGGTCCTCAAGCTGGCGAAGAAGACCTACAAGGGTGGCAGCGAGGGTGGTGTGGAGCCGGCGCCTAGTTCCTCGGGTCCCTTCTCCAGTGCTGCCGGCACTGGTGGTCGCCGTCGTCGTAGCCGCAAGACGCGTCGCGGTGGCATGACCGAGGGATACTAAAACGAAAATCATTCAGTGAAAGCAAAGTACTTCACAATGGATCCACCAAAGACTCGCCGTGAACTAAAGAAAACTGCCAAGGAGAAGAAGGCCGATGTCTATTCAGCGCGACACGCCAGATTGCAAGTAGCCAAACCCAAACCCAAATCAAAGTAATCTACGATGAACAATCCGAAACGTGCGCCGATGATCGCGGTCCTTCGTGCTACCACCCGCTGTTTTGCGACATGTTTTTCCATGATACGTCTTTTTAGAGCAACCGCTCTTGAAATACGCAAGATGATGAGCCCATCCCTTAAATGAACGCATATACACCCTTGTTTTCTTTGACAAGGCACTCAGCAATCCGTACATCCACTTCATATACGCTTTGCGGGAGCTCAGCGCAGGTTCATGAGCAGTTATGTACTTTGCATAGACTTCCCGAAGTTCAGGGAAGGGATACGCTTCATGAAGAGCGTGCAAAAACGTGCGCTGTGTTGCCATTTGTTCAGGTTCGGGGTTGTCCGGATAGTTGGCTGCAATGGATCCCAAAAAATCAGCACCGGGCACCGCCGTAGGTTTCAGGGACATATAATACGCTTTGACGTCTTCAAATGTAGGATCAGGTCCAGGATTTATCACAGCGGGATCCTCTTTGCACTGAGTCCTCAACTTGTTGTTTACCATATTGTGGATTTCGTACAGCCATCGCCCTGGGTCGCCTCGCAAAGGATGTTTGCCAACAAACTCGGTCGTAGAAGCCCTGCAATATTTACAAGGCAAAACATCTTTCATCTGGTTCAGGACATCATCGGGGTGCTTGGACTTGAACGCAACTAGATGAAAAAGTTGCCATGCACTAGCTCCCCAGTATCGGGTGTCCATTGTATTGACGAAATAAAGTATACCCATCTTAATAAAAATGCTTGATACCCGGGACATCATCATCCTGACGGCGTCGTTCTACCTCGGTGGTGTTGTTGGAGAGTTCTTCAAGTCGCTCTCGGAGGACATCCTGACCCCGCTCCTCGCCCCGGCGGCGGCGGCTGGCAAGGGCGTGACGTCCTACACAGTGACGATGGGTGGCGTCACCCTCAGACTGGGTGAGGTGCTGGTTGCCTTCGTGAACCTGGTCGTCTCGTTCGTGCTGGTGGTGTTCACGATCGGACTCCTCCGGACCTACGTCTTGACCCGTATCGGCGCGAGCCGTACCGCTTAAACTTGCGCGTCGATCTTCTGCGCCGTCCTCCTGACCCAGGCATAGCGAGTGCAAGTGGGGTCGCATCGCTTGCACCTTCAACGGCGGGAAGAGGGGATCCGCGCCCACATAAACGACTCTGATCAATTTTTTTCAACTCATCCACTACGTCAAGAAGACCACGATCTTCTGACATATCGGTATACGGTCCAAAGGGGTCGGACTTCACAACACGACTCCACAAGGCAAACTTCTTTATCTTGATTGCATTGCGGTAGTTGGCTTTGTTGTTCACATTGTTAAGGTAGTCATCGATCAGAATTGTGTTGCAGGGAAAAAATCCCTGTTCCTTGTATTTTTCCTGATCCCAGATCCAGTGTAAGTTTTTCTGATGTCTTCCGCCGGGCACAGGATGTCCTTTTGCTTCTCCATCGTGGTCTTCAGACCATACATTGGTAATGAATCCTTCGCCCATACTTTCCTCGATAATCTCCTTCACCCACTCTGCGTATGGCTGATCAGATAGTGTCCACAAGTTCACCGTCCTTGCAAGCTTCTTCATCCACGCAAAAAAGTCCCAGAGTTCAGGACGGAGAACAAACCCCTGGTAGTATTCATACTTCTTCTTTTCCTCATCCGGAAGAGCGGACCAAGGGGAGTCTTTCACCCCCATGTACTCCACCAGCGTATTGTCAATGTCTAAAATGATGTTGAGCTGTCCTTTGAGCGCCATTAAAAAATGCGCGGAAAAGATAAATGGTCTGGTACAATCCTAGTACGTGGTTTTCATCTACACCCGCAGCCGCACCCGTGCCCGTCGCCCCTCTTCCAACGGCCACGGAATCTCCGTTGTCGCCCGGTCCGTATGGTGCTCGCCGTCGCCGCACTCGTCGTGGTGGACGCAAGGGGTCTAAGCGGACCCGAACCGGAAAGAGGTCCAGCCGGTCCTAGAGTGCGGTCCATACCTAGCTTCCATGCGCTTCTTCAACTCAACAGTTGAGCCATTATTCAAGTTGTTCTCCTGCTTCCACCTCTGAAACTCACGATTCATCATTCCAGTATTCACCGGATCGCCCGCCTCAACGCCGGCATCCAGTGCATGCACAAACTCCGTGATAAACCGACCCACAACATCTGTCTCATTCTTGTACTCGCTGGTGCTCAGCGTCACCTTGTCTGGGACAGCCAGCTTCCTGAATCCATGACCCTCCTTGAAGATCGTGACCAGATAGTTCATCATACACTCCGCCCACTCCGTGCTCTCCACCTTCATCTGAATGGTCTTGTCATCTGGCAACTCGTTCGGAGCCGTAGGATTTGGAACGAACTTGTTCGGGAAATCCACAACCAGAAGACGGCGCCAGGTACCACCATCCTGGGTATCCACCTTCGGCTTGTTATTGCAAGACACGTGGTACTTTGCCTGAATCTCAATGTCAATCATCTCCTTCGAGCCAGCAAATAAGTCGCGCGCAGTGATCTTCTCGCAAGAAGACAGCTCCTTCATCAGACCCGTCTTGATGTTGGCGCCCTCCTCCGGTTCCTGCATCGTGACGAACCGCTTACCCTTCATACGGACCAGCTCCGGACTTGCCACACCCGCCTTGCTACGATCCTGTGTGATCAGTGTGATCGGCGCCTTGCACGCATAGGTTCCCATACAGGTCGCCATCAGAATGACCAACATGGACTTGCCGTTGGAACCCGACCCCGTCAGGATGTGGAACTTCTGCGCTGGATTACCACCCACCATACACGTCGACAAGTGGGCCATGAAGTAGTTCAACACCTCTGGGTCAGGCAGAATGCTACTGAGGAACTTCCAGAGCTCGGGCCAACACGCATAGTCGGTATAGCGACGATCCTTGTGGTAGTCCAACTCGGTTGTAAAGCTCAGGTAGTCCTCTGCCTTACCGTCTCGAAACTCCATGTTCAGAGTGTCGAAGATGCCATTGTTGAAGGCGATCAGGTTCTTGTTTGTGTCCAGCTTGACCGACAGCTCCTCATCCAGGAACAGAAGACGTGCCTCCTCCATGACATTCTTCTTGAATGCCGTCGTCTTCAGCTTCTTCTGAGCATCAATGTACTTCTGCTTCCGCTTCTCAATCTTGCACATCTCACATGGCTCTGCGGGTTCCTCGCCCTTCTTCTTACCACCACACGAGCAGGGATCTGTGACCTCCTTCAAGCGTCCCATCTCATTCTCCTTCTCCACAAACTTACGCCAGACCTCGCTTGAGAGTTTCTTGATGAGACCAACACCCTTCTTCGTCAGGCGCCACACGTGTCCAACAAAGCAATACCATTCATTCTGACTGTAGTCGGAACACTTGAACTCATCGCGGAACATTGCAAAGACGACACGCGCAAAGTCGTGCTCCGTCATTGTCTTCGTGGCCTCCTCCACCAGCTCCTCAATGTTCTTCATCTCAATCTTGTCGTATTCACCCGGGTTGTCCATCCGCGACCAGCCACGGAGACTGCGCTCCGACAGTACCGGACCATTGGTGCGGAAACTGAAGCTGTCCCACTTAGACTGCGCCAGCCGAGGATCGTAGTTCTCATATTGGGCACTGAAGTCGTAGAACACCGCCTCCAACGAGTCGGGATGAATGTTCTTCAGACAGATACCCGTATTAATCCAGTCCTCATAGCTCGTGTATCGGAACGATGCAAGGTTCATCACGTGTGCGCGGTAGTAGTCGATCATGTCATCCGACAAGGGCAGACGATACGTATTGCGCTCGGGAGTGGATGCGCGAGATCCACGCTTCTCCCCGGGCTCCCTGGTAGCAACACGTCCACGCTGAACGCCCATCGATGCACGGATCTCCTCCTGCTCTGCCTTCTTCCGGAACCGAGCTGCCGCCTCCTCGAGCATTGGTGTCTCTGCGGACGGACTCGAACGAATCGACATCTGACGAAGGAGGTCCGGTGTGATCTGAACGGGAACATTCGTATCTACGCTGATCTCTCCAGTAGCCGGATCCCAGTCCAGGATGTACTTGATCTGATACGGCGTTCCCTCCTTCTTCTTCGAACCCAGCAAAGTCCACGGCTTGGTATGCATAAGCATTCCCTCATCATAAACCTTGTCCCACTTGTCAGCCAGCGGCAGACCCGGAAAGAACTCGTCCATCCGCTTCAGAAGTGTACGACGGATCTCCTCCTCGACAAAATGGTTGGTCTTCAGAACAGGAAGTACGATGTGAAGACCCGACTTAGAGAAGTCCGGACCAGTCTTGTTCTTATCCGTTCCTGCGGCATAGAAGGTGGGCTCCGGCTTCTCCGAGACAAAGAGCTCGACTCCCTCCGGGATGACCAAGAACTTCTTAACCTCATCCATATACGCCCTTGCAAAGGCAACCACCTGTTCCTGGGTGTGCAGATGACTGTCAAGACGTCCCGCATACTTGAAATCAAGATCAACGCGCATTGCACCAATACGGGTGCTCTTCTCGGTCATGTGTAGAGCACCGTGTCCATGGTTGATATATTCACAATAGAGCTTGTAAAACTCGTCGATATCATCCTCCTCAACTCTCCAAGCACCACCGGACATACCCGTGTGAGTAGCAGTGTCACCCTCTGCCTTACGACCGTTCTTTTTCTTATCTGAATCACCGTCCTTCCCGGTTCCGTTGAGAAACTCTGAAAGCTTAGACTTAAGCATCCTGTGATAAATAGCGCCGATTACTTTGCTGACAACTATTCATTTTGAACGCGGTAGTCCGTGTAAAAAATGGAAGACACTTAGTACAAGGAAGACCTAGATACAGAATGAAGTTTTGTACCCAGTGTGACAATATGATGTACAACATCGAAGAGCGCGACGGGTCAGCGTTTATCAAGTGTCGGCAGTGTCCTTACGAGGAGCCCATTACCAAGGAGAACCCCGTGGTGTACGAGCACGACCTACTGCAGGATACCTCGATTCGGTACTCAATCAACCCGTACCTGAAGCACGACCCGACGTTGCCTCGGTTCACGACTATGAAGTGTCCGAACATTGTCTGCCCAACAAAGGGCAAGGAGTCTAACATTGTTGGCATCAAGTTGGATGCTAAAAATGTAGTGTGGATGTATCAGTGTGCAGAGTGTAATGCTACGTGGAAGCAGGCGGCACGGGGTCCCTAGACCGGCTGACGAACAGACTTGTAGGCACCCGTGGCCTTGGTATCTACGCGGGCAAGCTGAGGCATAGGAGAATAGCCGGAGGACTTAGCTGACGTGAGGGGGAGTCCACCAGTCTGAGGGAACTTAGCTGAGCTGAGCGTGGTACTGGTGGAGGTGTGGACAGTCGACAAACTTTTTGGGTTGTTTACTAGTCCAATTCCGTCGTAGGGACGGACACGAGCAATCTGTCCGTTCACTGTCCTCAGAGTAGAGTTTCCGGGAGTCAGCAGTGCAGATGCTTGAGACCCTAGAAGCTGAGCGTTCAGGACTGACTGGTTCACGTAGGGCTGCGAACTGGTCTGGATCGTAGTCGGGACCCTGTTATTCCGATACGACTGCGAGGCAGCCTGTGCCTTGATAAAGGATGTATACTCCGAAGCCGAGAGAGTAGGCATTTGTTTAAAACGGACAAAAGAAGTCCAAGGCAAGAGTAAGTATGAGCACTGCCGATCTCCACCCTGAAGTGAAACCTGTCTTTCGTGATGAAGTTGCCGAGATGATTAAGCAGCCCCGGATTACTCAGCCGTTCTTTACCAAGTATGAGTACACTGCGCTGGTGGCAACACGTGCTCAGCAGATCGCTGAGGGTGCAAAGCCTCTGATTGACTTGAAGGGTCTGAAGACATCGGACCCCATGTTTGTGTGGACCGTTGCCAAGAAGGAGATTGCTGAGAGAAAGCTTCCATATATTATCCGGCGTCAGCTCCCCAACAATATGTCTGAATACTGGAGCGTGCAAGAGATGGAGATTATGTGGTAGACATATAATGGCGGCACCTGGACGAATTAATCAAATCGTATCTCGTCCAACAGATTTCGACCTCGAGGCGCAGCTGGAACTGATCAGAACTGCAGAAGAGATACAAGCTAGTAGAGATGGATCTGCGCTTATAACTTTTGTTGATAGACTACTGGCAGAACGTCCAACAGGTCAAGCAGGATATCACGCGTATAGGAATGCCTTCATTCTCCATGCTAGGATTGAGCTGGCAAGGAAAGAGTCCCCAGCACAGGTTGACGCCGTGGCTAGCGGTCTTACATCGAGTCAGACAATGAAAGACTTAATCGAATCGTTGAAGATGTGGGCGGAGTGGCAGGAGCAGGCGGCGAACCCGCGTCGTTTTAAACTGTTGGGGGCTCTTTCATCTATGAAGAAATTGCCTGGCACAACAACTTCGCACCCAACGGATCCGAAGACAGGAGCCGTACTCGAACGGAATGCGGCGGGTGGACCCACTGCTCTGATTGCGCAAATGATCGGCAAGCGCAACGATAGGGCGGATCCTCATATCCACACCACTCGGCCACCTGCCGGACCCGAGCCGGACCCGGATGACCTGTATGCTGGCAGACGTCGTCGCACTCGCCGGCGCCGGCGCCGGTACACTCGGCGTCGTTGATTACTTGACAGCAATCGCAACTACAATAGCTAGCAGCATATAGATCAGACCCTCGTTCCAGCCGTGAGCAGGAGAAAACAATGACGTTCCACCGCCAAAGATGTCAGCAAGACTTCCACCAAATGTATGGAATAACGCAACAGTTACGATCGCAAGAAGCAGCCACTTTTTGAATGTACTCATTGCTTACTGTCCTGAAAGTTTTGCCAGGTCCTCGGCTGACGGAGGAAACAAGAGCAGCTGGGGAACCTCTGCCGGAGGATTCAGCATATGAGGTGTGTCGTGTCCTGTCATCTTCATTGCCTGCGCCAGGTCAATGGACTGAGAAGGGGTAAATCGAGCATTTACCTTAGCAATGTCTGAGCTGATTTTTTGCTTGAGTGGATCTCCGGGCGCCATTAAATACGCAAACGCCACAATCACTGCGAGTACAAGTCCGAGGAGTACGTACTTCGAGGTCGACTTCTTCATTGTTCTTCGGGCAGACAAGAAAAACGGAACTCCGGGCTTGTAGACAAGAAGAGTACAATGGATTTCCCTATTCCGGTGCGCTGTTATACATGCAATCTTCCGATCGCAGGCAAGTGGACGACGTTTCTTGGGCTCGTGGCAAAGTATCGTAAGCAGGATGGTCGTCCGGAGAAAGATGATTTAGTGTACCTTACGAAGACGACTAAGGTCACGGCTGAGGGGAGGGCTATGGATGATCTTGGTCTTACTCGGGAGTGTTGCCGGCGACACTTCTTCACGCACCCCGGCGTCTGAGAGACAGTCTTTGCAATAGAGCCTTCGAGATACCTGAGTACAGTCGGGAGTAAAACAATGATAGATTTCTGGAATCCGAATCCTAAGTTTCACCCGCTCCATTTCTTTTTTACCTAAAGAATAAGAGTAAATGTCCTCGTACAGCGAATACTTGGGGCGCTACCAACAGAGAATGGTCACCATAACAGACACCCGTCCCCGTCGCGATGCAGGACACCAAACAGAGATCGTCAGACGTCTGGCGGCATCGGGTAATCTGGAGACACGGGTTGCAAATACTGCGTGTGCCCTGGTTCTGAATGCACCCTCTACGGCATCTCCTTCCACCTTCCTCCACGGAGGCGGACATACTGTCCAGGATGCCCCGATGTACACTGAATACACGGCCGGACAGGCAGTGGCCCAGGGTGAACTGCGCAGGAACGCCAAGGCTTCATCGATCACCAATACGATGCCTTGTCTGTCGAGAACAGCTCTCCCCGAAATCAACGACAGGATAGCTGCCGACCCGACGGGCTTTGGTGCGATCTACAATGCCAGGCAACTTGGAGAGCAGGGATACAAGACGTGTCTGGTCTGCGGTGCTCTTCGCAAACCTCAGCTTGCGTCTAGTTGCAATTGCCGCCTGACTTCAGAACAAGCCGCTGGACTGAAGAGTACTATTCAGTGGCCGCATACGGCTGACGCTAACGCTTAAACATCTTAGTTCAAATGTAATTATGTTGACAGTCTATACCTACTTAATCGAAAAACCACCCGATTGCTACGACATGTCTAAACTTTCCTTAGATGATGGATTTTTAGACACGATCAAATCGATTACAGAGCATCAAAAGACGGGAACTCTTTGGCTGGGATACCTAGAAGGCTGGATGCTCACTCCCCATGAAGAAGTCATTCTTCGGAAAGCGATTCGTCAGTTTCACTGTATTGTTGTAACTCGTTTTCCATTGTCATTTTCACAGGCCTGGAAAAACGAAATCGATTGGGTCTACACCAACGGGGAGGACAATGGATCACCCAACTCTCACGACAATGGTTGTTTTGTACACGATGGGAGTGCGTCTTAATACGGATGTTCTTGCCCACGACTTGCCGTTAACACCCAATATCATCAAGATTGAGAAGCAGGGAGTTGTGAAGCGCGGATCATCAAAGCGAGACCTCATCAAGCGACGCGCAAAGACGACACCCCCAAAGCGGACGACTGGATTTGGACACAACTCGATTACGCTGGTCGTGATGTCAGATGGCGATGGCTCTCTTCTTCGCAAGGAGATCACGGTAAAAATCTTCCAGAACGGCGTGTTTCATATCACGGGCGTTCTGGATGAGAAGTATGATCGGAATGTTACAAGTGTTCTGAAGGAGCACATTACCACCCACTGTCCAGCGACGGTGATCTCGGGTGAGTGGACGGATGTGCGCCGAGTGGTGCTGATGAACTACAAGACCAAGTTGGTAGGAAATACAAATCTATCACGCGATACGCTCTATGCATCTCTCCGTGGAAAGGGGGTCACAACTGTCTACGAGCCGGCAGTGTATCCCGCAGTCAAGATTTACTTTCCCGAGACCAAGTGGATTGCAAAGGTGTTTCGGACAGGTCAGATCATTCTGACCGGAATGACCACGCACGAGGAGTGTGCGTCTCTTGTGACTCAGTTAAAGCCACTGCTCTTAGTATAAGTATGCCCCAAACTCTTCGTGAACTCACGCCCGATGAAGTTGCTGCTGGTGTGCGCGGAATCAGTGACCAAGACTTGTCCGCAACACAGATCCAAGCTCTCGTTCGGAATATGGATACATCCAAGCAGACGTGGCAATCCCTAAAGGGAGACAAGCTGGCGTATGAGGAGAAGCTTCAGAAGGAGAATGAAGTCTTGTACTTCAACTACCCTTCTCTTTTTCAAATGCACGCAGAGGATCGCCTGGATACAACCTTTTTTGAGATGCTCGCCTTGAAGCGGAAGATTGAAAAAGGCGAGATCACTCCGGAGGTAGCAACTCAGGTGATTGGTCAGAAGCTATCTCAGAGATACATTCCTGAGGTGGCGGCTCGGACCCCGCAGGCTCCGACAATGTCATATGAAGAGTTTTACAAGCAGAATCAATAAGTCCTCATTCCTTCAGCTCCTTACGAAGGTCAGCCAGCATCTTGCCCAGCACATTCTTGCCAGGCCACTTTGTTGGGTCGTTCGCCTTGGACGTGTCTGCAGATGTCCCAATGCCCCAGTACTTGTCGCGAGCCGACGCCTCACCAATCGGCTTGACCCCGGTTTCCATCAGCTTCGTCTTCAGGTCGGGATGCTGCATGAACTTTGCCTTCACGCCCGTGCGCATAACACCATCCTTGACCTTGTCCCACACATCCTTGTCAAAGTCCTTGACCTTCTTGCCAAGCGACTTGACCGCCTTCGGAGAGGGTGTCTTCAGGATCTTGTCTGCAATAAACCCATCACCGAACTTCTTTGCCTTCGACCACTGGAAGTAGTGCTCGACGGTCGGGAAGGTGATCGAGTCCACCTGGAAGGGCGCCTCGTACATATTAGACAACCCACGCCATTCGCCCTTTCCTTCGTCGGCACCGAAGAAGAGGACTGGCTTTTCAGCTCCACCCTCGATGCGAGCTGTACTGATCTTCTTTGCGCGAGGCTTCTTGACCTCTGCCGGTGCGTCCTTCTGTTCGCGCTTGGCACGGATCTCGTCGCGAATCTGCTCAAACTTCGCCTTCAGCTTCTCAACCTCCTCCTCGGTGACATAATCAGGTGCGGCATTTGACTTCTTGTTGTTCTCAAACGCCTCGTCCCACGCCGCCTTGGCTTTCTCGAGCCTGTCGTCCAGGTCATCAGCAACCGGGATTTCGACCTCCTGCTTTTCCTTGACCACCTCCCCCTTTTCAAAGACGAAACTGCGATGGAGGAAACTGAATGCCTGGTGCTCTTGGGAGAGCACGATGTTGTTCTGTTCCCCGTAGTGGTCATTGAACATCGTACTCCCAACCAGGTTGTAGCCGTGCTTCTTCAAGACCTCGACCATCTTGTCAAACGGCACCAGGTACTCCTTCTGGGGCTGCTCAAAGCTCTCCAGGTGCACGGACACGGCATTGCCAAACGTCTCTGACCAGCCCGTGCCATCGTCATACTCCTTGACAAACTCGCCAAAGACTTGCGTGCCCGACCGGAACAGGTGACTCTGCTTTCCCAACAGGAGAGAGTACACTGCCGCACCGTCCAGACATGTTCCGAAGAACAGCCCCTTGCCGTGGGTCTCAAGGTTTGTTGCAAACGTCTCAAATGTCTCGTCAGACTCGCAGGCGTAGTGGATTGCCATCTGACACGAAACAACATCAAACTCAGTCTGTCCTGCAAACGTCTCCAAATACGGCGTCGTAGCCGGCTCAGACCCGGTCACGATACTCGCATACTTGTTGCTCCCCTCAAAGAGTGGCTTGGTCATGTCACCGCAGATGAACAGGACCGGTGGCAGGTACTCTGTCGGATGATTTGCCTTCTCCTTCAGGTAGCGAACACACGCTCCCTGACGTGGCGAGGTAAGGCACGACTGAGAGGAATCAATGCCCACAACCAGACTCGGCTTGGTCCTCTTCCACTTGAGCAGATCACCTGCACGTCCGACCGCCAGCTCCAGTAGGGAGTCACCCCGCTTGATGCACTGGCGATACAGGTCGTCCTTGATGCGGTTGTGGAAGCTGTACACGTCCTTGAGGATCCGGTCGCGTGCATCCAGATTATCACGGTAGTACAAGTCATCTTCAAACGTTGCATCGGGTGGGGAGTCGATCACATTCCGAATCATCTCCTCTGTAATTGGCACGTGGATGTTGGTCCAGATTGAATCAGCAACAGCAATGTCATTGCCAAACTGAGGGCGCTTCAGCACCCGGTACTGATGGGTCTTGTCGTGGCGTGTCCGCATAATGATCCACCGACCATTCTCTGTGTCGTAGCTACACTCGATGATCGTATCGTCCTCAACTCGGTTTCCTTCGGCGTCCACTGGAACTCCGCGATCGTTCAGTGGCAGACTGATAATGTGTGCATCCGGTGCCCGCGGTACCATTGGCTGGAACGGAGATGGGATGCGATTGTTTGTACTTGATTTCACGCGCTGCTCGATTCCAATCTCTGGAGGCACATACTCCCCCGTCATTGTCTCGCAGGGATACACGATATCTCCCGGTGTCCTGGAGACGTAGAGAGTTCCCTTGACAACCCGCTTCCCCAGTGCCATGTCAAAACTCTCGCCAGCCTTGAACTTCACCAGGAAGTCGATGCTATTGTGAGACGATGGCTTCCACTTGTACACCGTCAACCAAGTCTTGCCGCGGCGCTCGTTCATTGGACCCACTGGAGAACTGCGGGGCGTGAATACCAGACCGTCAATTGGGTACTCAAACTTGGTGTCGAGCATCTTACGAATCGCCTCCTGCATCGCCTCACCGTCCCCAGAAAGGAAGATCTTTGTCGAGATGCGGAGAGGCTTGCTACCCGGAAGGGACGTAAAGTCACGAGGGATGTCAGCAACAAAGGATCGTGCCGCCCCCAGACGGGACTTGGTCATGTCGTCCTCATTGACGAACAGAGGTAGGCGGCGCACGTCACGGTTGCGATACCAGTACATGTCGAAGATGTAGAACTGATTGCGCTCGCTCAGGTATTCACCGTCGATGATATCGCCCACGTGAATCTCCTTGTTTGCGGTCAGACCCGTCCATGTGACCACCGAGCTAGGGGTGATCCGCAGAAGACGACGATCCCGCATGACGACCAGAAAGCAACGCTCACCATCCGCCTTGTTTGTGACGGTGTATCCCTTCAAGATGTTGGCGGGGCGATCGGCAACCAGGTGGCGACGCTCGAGGGTGACGGGGTTTAGAAACGGCGTTCCCGTCGTCTCGAACTCGGACAGGTAGCGCTGCATATCCGATGCCGTCAATACGAACTGCGATCCCTGGAAGGCGGCGATGATCGGCGAGATATGACGAACGATGGACGCAACAATCTCCTCGGCACTCTTGGTAGTGTCGACCACCTCCAACTCCAGCTCATACGTCGGGTTCTGCCTCAGGACCTCTACAAAGGTCTTGGTCTGCTTGGTCTTGGACTTGGTCAGTGAGAAGTCAAAGCGAACGATTCCGTCGATACTGGTCCAAGACTTGCGGTGAAGGATGCGGACGAAACTCGCAGAATCCATCGGCGCACCCGAGAAATCCTTGCGAAGATGCTCCTCGTGGCGAAGGGTGATGCGGACACCGGCGTCGGGGACATCAATCGTGTCGTTCTTGTCCTTGACCGCCGTCACGACCTCAAAGTAACGTCGCTTGCGCTCGACGTCAAGCGGGACGCCTCTGAAACTTCCTGTTGTGCAGACCTTGTGGATGTTTTCAGCTCCAATGACTACAACTCGAAGCCCGTCGGAATAGGAGAAGGTGGCGTGGTGGGAGTCGACTGGAGATCCACGCGCGTGCATCTGAATGGTCTTGATAATACGGTCTGCAACGTCCTTTGTGTTGATTTGATTGCTCAGTAGCTTGCATTCGAGTTCTGCGTGCTTGTCTTCCTTCACGATTGTTGCGAACTCCTTCAGTGACACCATTGCCGAAGAAGGAAGAAGGGTATCCATACTGCCTTATCTATATCTGTGAATGAAAAGCGTCCATTTTACTTCAGTGCGCGGGCAGAGAGTACGTGCATAAACAACATATTTGTCATTGCAATCAAGAGCACAGGTACCGAACGAATCAACATCGACAGTCCGGCATTTGCATTGACTGTCATCAGGTATAGATCCAGTGCAACTACAATCCCCGCAAGGATCGACACACCAATAAAAAGAACCCAATAAAACTGACTGATCGACTCATTTGGGATGTTCTTGGTTAAGTCTGACTCTGTCGGCATTTTTACTTTCTCTCATATGTTTTTCTTTCAACATCGTCAGCTTCCATCCGCTTGTGCTGATCCAAATAAAAAGCAACCATCTTTTCCATCTCAATCATACACTCATTTGAGAGCACGTCAGAGGAAACAAGCACGCCATTCTGCGTCTTTGTAAAGCTTTCCGTATATTTCTTGATAATACCGAAGATCTGGGCATGCTCGTGTGCATCAAGGCGATCCAGACTTTCCTTCAACGCTTCCTTGCGGCTTCGGTTCATTTGGTTCTATCACAGCAGTTCGCACTAGCTTCTTCCTACGCGACTCACCGGGTGCCTTTGTCTTCGCAACATCAACCGTTACGGTGCGCCTCTCTGAATCGGGTGCTCCAACGGGAGCGGCGATCACGTCGGACTTCTCCGGATCCACCACCTCCTCTTGGAGCGCCGGCTTCACGACTTGGCGGAGCTTACCCAGGACCACGATGGACTCATCTCCCTGCTGAAAGCGAGTACCCACGACATCAAACTCAATATCTTGACCAACCTCAGCCCCATCAAAGTCAGCATTGCCGATATGCAAGTCACGGGGCAAGAGGATCTTGATCGGCGAGGTCTCTGCGTGCAGACCGATCTTGCTCTTCAGTGTCACAGGAGCCTTAAACACCTGACCCGCGTGCGGAAGACACAAATCGGCTTGGAATCGGACCGAGTAGTCGAGACCGCCCTTCAAGATATTTGTGCGACCAAAGGAGTGCTCTGCAATGGTTATGCTTCGAGGCTGTACATATCCCTCCGGGAGGCAGATTCCCTCATACTTGTGACGAAGTTGAGCAATAAGACTTGCGTGAATATTCCGTTGGAGAAATCGGGCATCAACATGAACATTCCGAGTGAGCTCGCGACGTTCGTAGAGGGGGTCCATATGCCTTCTTGTGTCTTGAAGAAGAGGATTTCATTTTATACACTACGCTTTCAGTCCTTTCTTTACTCTGTCCTTGAGTTTTCCAGACAATGAATCCAATACCTTCAGTTCTTCGGGCGTATACCACTTGATGTTATGCTCTTCCCGGGCTAACAGCTCGAGATATTGACATACCTTATCTTGTCCTGAAAATCCAGCCGGCAGTCCAGCACCCGTTGTGTCAATGAAGCTTCCTACGGCTTTCATATGTTTCATGTTGTTGGCACCTGTTCCACAGACAATCGGCATAAAGGTCTTCGCAGCAAGGGACCGTGTCAAAACGCCCTCGGATGACGTGGATGGCGACAGTGTCAGGATTCCGCCCTTTGCCACCGAAGCAAAGAGGCTGCCCTTGTCTGCAATAAACCGATCGATCAATGCGTCGCGCCAAGCTTCATATTTGGTCAACTCTTCACCTACCAGACCAAGATCAGCCCCCGTAACCACAATGTCGGAATCGGGAACATACAAGCGATCGGCAAATGGCAGATCAGGGCGCGTTGCTAAAAAGACCGACTTCTCGACGGGACTGAAGTCATGGTCAAAGATATAGCCATTGAGCACCGCATCTGAAAATCGCTCCCGCACGCCTTTAACCCATTTGTAGGCTTCACGCTTGGTGTTTAGCAGGTCGACTGAAACATCGGGAGGTGGACCCGCCTCTTCAACGGGTGCTTCGGGAAGTTCAAGATCATCTGGTTTGATCGGTTTGGTTGTACGCTCAACAAGTGTGCTGTTGGATGTTCCAATCGGCGCCAATGCATAGAGATCACCCTTTGACTCAAGAAGGCTTTGTCGTCCGAATGCATCTACAAATCGGAAAGCAGTTGAAATCGCTTGTTGCAGAGTGTAGACAACAACATCCCGACTAAAGGGGCGCATTGCCGAGAACAGTTGCTCGCGGTCCCAGATTGACTTGTCCACAAACAGCTTACCGACCTTAGTCAAGATCTCATCGCGCGAATCAAGATACGAAGACAACGGGCGCACGTGGTCGGGGTCGGGGACGGAAGGCGTCACTTTGCATTGCTCTACATCGGGCGCCTCATCAAATGCTGGAGCCATCATCGTCTTCAGTTGGAGGTTGAGATCTTCACTACCTTCATCTCGAGTTTGAGGAACTTCTAGTTCCCGCCAGTCGGCAGGCAAGGCGACTTGAATCGGACAGTCCATTGCAGATTCAGCCATTACCTTGCGAACCTTGGCAATGCGGATACCCTTTGTCTCAACCTTTGTTCGATAGGTGTATTCATCAAAGGCTTCACGATCGCCTTCAAGTCGGACCACGTGGAGATAGACTGTGCAGTTCTGTTCTTTGGGAGGAAGGGCTTGGTGAGAGCACGTGCGAAGAGCTCGACCCACAACTTGCTCAATACGGCTCATATTCCACCAAGGATCGAGGATATGGACTTGACGAATAAAGCGAAAGTCGATTCCTTCTGCAGCAAGAGGGCTTGTAATCACAATCTTCACATTGGTACCGGTTGCATTGTCTTTTCTTTTGATCTTTGATAACATTGTACTGATTTCGTATTCGGATGCTTCGGATGAAATCAAGGCATACTTTCCCTTCGAAGGACCCTTGTATGACGACTTTTCCAACTGGTTCTTTGACTTGTCGTATGCCGTATACCCATGCTCTTCAAGAGCAATGGCAAAGAGCTGAGCACCCCGCTTCACATAGTTTGAGTACACCAGGCAAACTCCACTGGAAGACTCAATCGACTTGATAACAGAGACGAACTTGGACGAGTATCTGGGCAGGTTCTCGGGGGTCAGGAACGGTTCCACATCTTTACGATATCTCAGTTTTTTCCCTTCAAATACATCCTTGAACTCCTTGTTGCCTGGAAATACAGATAGTGTCGGTGCCATCATGGCTGATCGGCGAGCATCGTCGACGTCGTCTCCATCACCACGACTAGCAGTGAGAACCTCTAGCTGTTTACCCGCGGGCTGAGAGGCAACTAAGCTCAGATATTTGATTCGGTGATCATCCGGGATTTCATTGTTGTTAAATCCCATCGTCAGGGCATTTGGATCGGCAATCACTGGGGGTGGTAGGCGGAATGGGAATGTAAACGGGCTCTCACCCTTGACATACGACACGTATTCTTGGCACCACTCTCGAAACTTCTTTTCTGGTTCGCCTTTTTTCAAGTCAGCTTCGGCTGTAAAAAGGTCAGATGTTTTTATGGAGGTATCGAAGTCTTGCTTTCGTGCATTCCAAAGAAACAGGTTCATAAAAAAGACAATCTCCTCGAATGTATCATACATTGGAGTCGCCGTCAGCAACACCAGAACCATTCCATTCGCGATTTTGACAAGCTTCTCCAACCCACGTGCAACCCCGGTTGCTTCGGTTGTGATGTTTTGAGCTTCGTCGATAATGACCAATCGGTTATCAAAGTTCTCGTGGACCCAGCCGCGGTCAATGTCGGCTTCTGTCCCCTCCAGCTTCTCGTTCAAGCGGTTGCCAAATGAGATGTAGGCTTGAAACTCATAGAACTCCTTGATGATGCGATCCGATGTTGTCTCCAACTTGGATCGGACATCTGGATCGTCCCACCGATTTGGTTCGGACTCGATGCGCAGTAGCATATCAAGATAACGGCGCCCAGTACACTGTTTGGAGGTCAGGGTTCCACTCACCTTGTCCAGATCCACACGGCTCATATCAAAAATCTGTGTACGAAAGTTCTCCTGAACCGCACTCGATGCAACAACCAAGACTTTCTTGTCTTGAAACTCGGGTCGCATAATGTACTCCTCAGCAATCTGAATACCCGTGCACGTCTTGCCCACACCTGTGCCGTGGACCATCAGTAGATTCTGCGTTGGAGAATCGGGGGACAAGACACGTCGCAGGAACCTCTGTTGCGGTTGGAGTGTATAGTCGGATCCAGCAGAGGTACACAGCCGGTTGCGGATTGTGTTCAATGCCTCAACACTTGCACCCGGAAGAGAAGGTGTTTGAATCTCGGCAAGTTCTGGATGTGTTAAGTTGATCATTACTTTGTTTCCTTATTATTTACTAAACATGCCTTCCTCTCCTCCGAATCCGCCAACGCCCGATGCAGACACCAAAGTCAACGACACACTTGCAAGCGGATGGGCTACTGCTGGCGTGGTGATTGGCGTTCTGTTTGCCTTCCTCTGGTCGTTCGGAGCTGCTAGCCTGTCGTATGCAAAGTACGGGTCGATCGGTTGGGCGATCCTGGACTTCTTTTTTGCGACACTGTACTATCCCTTTTATGCTCTTGTTCTGAACACCCCCTCGTCGTCGATGACGTCCCCCATGGTGGGTGGTCGTAGCATGCGTTGGCTCAGAAAGTTATTTTAGAAATCCATCAGGATGTCCTCCATCCGGCACACAGACTCGGGTAAAGCGGCCAACTTCTGATTCACCTCCTCTAACGTCTTGTCCTCGGGCTCTTCATCGTGACCATCGGGAAGACGGGACTCATCAACCAGGATGTCCACGAAACCGGTACCGCAAGGAGGCTTCTGACCAAACATGATATTCGCAGAAACACCGCGCATTGTGTCATACTCTGCGCCCATTGCCGCATTGAACATGTTCTTGCTGGTCTCCTCAAACGAGGACCGAGCCAGAACACCCGTCTCATTCTTGTTCATACCGAAACGGTTCACCGCCACGATGCGACCGGAGAACGTCATCGAGTCCACCAGCACGGACAAGTGATGGTAGTTCACCTTCTCTGACACGAAGACCTCTGAGCATTCCTCAAAGATCGACAGCCGTGCAACCTCAATGCCGAAGACATCGTTGATCTCGTGAATGTCGTTCGAAAACGTGCGGGTATTGTCAACTCCCGGGAATGCCATCAGTTCGTACAGGTTTGCGCCGTCTACGTCCAAGACATATTGCTCCTTCTGAGAATACCCAGCAACCTTCTCATCGTAGATAAGCTCGTTCTTGACCTTGCGGAGGTGAACACCGCCCACGCCACCCACTCCAGTCAAGACCGTGTCGAGGATCTTGTCTTCCCAGAAGCGGAGAGTCGTCGGATTCTTCACTGCATCTCCGTCAAATGTCAGACGCAGGATGATCTTGTGCGCTGACTCATCCGAGTGCATACAGTCGATGATCTTGACGGCAAGGTTCGATCGCAGCTTCGTGATCACTGCGGTGAGATCCGTAATGTTGCGAGCTGCCTGCTCCTCGTCGTTCAGTTCAAGGCGCATGATCCAGGGAGATGCACATCGCTGAGGATCCTTGAGCGAGAACTCTTGGTAGAGCGCCAAGATCTCCCGGTCTTCCTCGACAACTGTTCCCGTCGACGGGGGATCGTAGTAGATGCGCACCGACTTGGTGATGTCGCGCAGAGTCGTGCGCTGGATCTCCTTCATCTTCTCAATCGTCGCCTGCTGGTCCATTGAAATCTCGGGGCGCAGATAGACCGTGTTGCCAGGCTTCTTCGGGTTTGCCGATGCCGACAACAGCTCCTCAATACGGGGCACTCCCGCCGTAGCGTTTGCCTTTGCCGTACCTGCTGAGTGGAAGGTGTTCAGGGTCAGCTGTGTCGTGGGCTCACCAATCGACTGTGCAGCCAAGGCTCCCACCATCTCACCCGCGTGGGTCTGGCTCTTGATGTAGCGGTACCGGATGTCGCGCATCAGCTCGTCGAACAGCGCCTGGCTGAAGCGGTGAACAACGATCGACTTCTTGGGAGCCAGGTAGTACCGGAGCAGAGCGTGGAAGACCTTGCTGTGCGGGAACTCCTTGATCAGGCGATTGATGGCAGATACGACGTTCGTCGGCGTCAGATCTGTCTTGGTCGCATACGGGTTGGCGTACTTGGTGATAAGACGCTTCAGGTTCACCGGGGCCAGAACAGTGTCATTCTTGCGATAGCGGAAGACAGAGTGGACAAAGACCTCGCGATCAGCCACAATACTCTCAACCAAGTCGTCAACCTCCTCGACACTGTCCGTCAGAAACGGGTTCACGTCCGCCGGAGTGAGGGCGTACTCGCGGTAGATGTTCTCCAAGGTCATCAGTGCCAGCTCACACGTCTGAGACTCCACGGCAACGGTGTCCACGCCATCCTCTCCATAGACAAACTGGACGATCGAGCCCGTCACATTACGCACAGTGCCGTCGTGTTCGACGTGCTGGTCCTCCATGGTCTTCATCAGGCGACGCTGAATGTAGCCGGTATCTGAGGTCTTGACGGCTGTGTCAATCAGACCCTCACGACCTGCCTGAGCGTGGTAGAAGAACTCAGCCGGCATCAGACCATCCACGAAGGAGTGCTGAACAAAGCCACGAGACTCCACACCATCGTCGTAGCGGGCAAAGTGGGGCAGAGTACGATCCTGGAGAGTGTACTGGACTCGCTTGCCCTCAATCAGCTGCTGTCCCAGGAGCGCCACCATCTGCGTAATGTTCTGCTCACCTCCCTTTGATCCTGAATCAACCATCTGAACGATCCGGTTCGCCTTGTCAAGCGACTTGATCACTTCGCTGTTGATCGAGGCCGCAACATCCTTCAGGGCTGACGAGATGTCATCCTCCAGCTGTTCGCCATTCGAAAGACCCATCAAGTTTGCGTACTGTCCAGCATGCACATCGGACAGGATCTTTCCCACCTTGTCACGACCGGTCTTGAGCTGCTCCGCAACAAAGTCGCGAGTGGTCTGATTTGCAATGAGGTCTGAAGTTCCCACCGAGAAGCCAGTGTATAGATTGTACTGGGTCACGATAGACTGAATGTCATTGATGAGCTGACCCGCACGCTCGTGACCAAAGTCGGTGTAGATCACGTGGATCAGACCACCAACTGAACTCTTCTGCAGAACATTTCCCTCGACGAGCTGACCGTTCTTCAGATTGATCTTTCCCTTGTAGTTCATCATCGGAAAGGCAGCCGAGATCAGCTCAGCGCCCGTCCACGGCACACCCTTGCGAACAAAGGGAAGACGGATTCGCCCCAAGATATTCATCGCGATCGGCTCCGGAACCTTGACGTCGGGCTGGCTGATACGGTACGCCCCCGTCATCGTGTCTTGGAAAAGCTGAATAATCGCACTGTTCGTACGGGGACTGATGATGTTACGCAGGACACTTGCAATATACCGTAGCTCCGTAGCCGATGCGATGCTCTGGGGAACGTGCATGTTCATCTCGTCACCATCAAAATCAGCATTGTAGGGACGAGTAGCCGACACGTTGAGACGGAATGTCGAGTACGGCAGAACGACCACGCGATGCGCCATCATCGAAGCCTTGTGGAGGGATGGCTGACGGTTGAAGAGCACAATGTCACCGTTGATAAGGTGGCGATGGACCACGTCGCCCTCGCGGATGTCGATGGTCTCGGGGTTCACATAGCGAAGACTGACCGTCCGCTCATCTGACTTAAGGTAGACAGACTTTGCGCCCGGGTGCTTGTCCGGACCGTTCTTGACATAACCCAGGAGACGCTCACGATTGTACGGACTGACGATCTCCGGGAAGGTGAGATTGGTGGCAATCTCCTCCGGGACACCGAGCTCGTCCAGTTCGATATTGGCGTCGGGCGTGATGACCGAACGGGCTGAGAAGTCCACGCGCTTTCCCATCAGGTTACCACGGACACGTCCCGTCTTGGCACCAAATCGGGACTTCAGCGTGCGCAGAGGACGACCCGACCGCTGGGCAGACGGCTCCAGACCCTTGATGTCATTGTCCACATAGGTTGCCACGTCATACTGAAGCTTTGCCGTGTACTTGTCCAGCACCTCAGCCGACTCACCCTTGTCAATCTTCTCGCGGACCTTGTCGTTTGCGCGCAGGATATCGATGAGCTTGTGGGTCAGGTCATCTTCCATACGCTGGTTGTCATCCATCACGACCGACGGACGGACCGTCAGGGGTGGAACAGCAAGAACCGTACAGAGCATCCACTCGGGGCGAGCGAACGTGGGATTCAGACCGATCATACGGCAATCCTCGTCGGTGATGCGCTGGAAGGCGCGCAGGATCATCTCCGGTTGAATCGCCACGGGGAGCACATCATCACCGATAAGCTGACCCTCCAGGGTTGCTGCCTTGCCGATAACCTTTGTAATCTTCTTGAAGATTGGCGTCTGGCAATGACGACACTCAAACGGCTCATCCTTCTTTGGCGTCGGGCGTAGGTCTCGGACCTCCTTGAATCGCGACAGCCCCGTCGACTTCAATGCGTCCAGATACATGTCAACTGCAAGAATCTTTGAACAGCCCAAGCAAATCACATTTGCCAGCTTCTCAATCATATCGAAGAACTGATAGAGGTAGACCGGACGCGCCAGTCGGATGTGACCAAAGTGTCCAGGACAGTACTGGTTCGTCTGCTTACAGGTTGGACAGACCTTGCCGTTCTCAATGACACCAAATCGGGCGTCGAACACTCCATTTGCAATAGGCTGATTATTCTGATAGGTCTTATCGGTGGTGACTTCAACAACAGAACGCTTCAAGAGATTCTCAGGATTGGCGATGCCGAACTGGACGCCGACAATAGTATCACCCATGTTTATTACCTCTTACTCTTGTGTGTAGACTATTCCGTTTTGATCTTATACACGCAGTTTCTCAAGTACAGACACTTGTAAGTCTGAGACCACCGGACGGAGTTTGTGATGCAGACGCCCAATCCACTCCAGCCACAGAATGTTCGTTGACATGGTACTGATAACAATGAGTGTAAAAATGGTTAGTTCTTGGGTGGGCTGTAGCTTGAAGAGTTGAAGGACTGGATCAATAAAACTGGTGCTGTCTCCGATCAATTTTTGCTCAACCTTTGAACTAACACATCCGTTGCAAGTAATGTGTTGGAGCCACACAGATGTTACGAGCATCAGAGTCACAGTCTGTAGCCAAAATGCAGGGTAGATCAAATGAGAAAACGCGACCAAAAAGATCAGCGCATATCCCATGAAATAGTGGATGACGCGAATGATTCGCCCCTTCTGTGCGTCGTCGTTTTCCCAAAAAATGAGCTTATGAACAGCCCATTCCCAATGTTCTACCGCCCACGCTTCCATTACTCTGCATACTGAACATAATGTTTCAGATATAACACGACGATCGCAGACCACATTGCATTGAAAACATAATAGGTCGTATCCTCATGGGTATGGTCGTAGTTTGTCCCGAACATGTGATCAAGAATGTCAGGACCATAGTTTATCCGCACATCACGATGGTGGCGCGAGTGTGTTTCGGTTCCAATTATCGAGTAATTCACAATGTGAATCGAGATCCACATAAGGGCACCCAGCAAAACAATGCTTACAGGCATAAAGTGGAACCCGGTTGCACGCTGAATCCAAATAGGAAGTACAATCCAGAAAAACACCTCCCATACCGTTTCTGCAATCAACTCGAGGGTTCGATCTTGAATGGGTTTTGGGTTTCCATGGTGTCCCCAAATGTGAAAGACAGGCAACAGCGACCACGAACCCAGTGGAATCAGATGGAGAGCGCGATGAGACCAATACAACCACATTGGCATACACACAACACCACTGAGCAAGTACAGTGGATCAATGGGATGTGTCAGTAAGTAGCAGAACCATGTAAATACGGCTCCCATCAAGAAATGACCATGTTCAGCAAGTCTGCCGAGCGCTTTGCGGTCGACCAACATTACACTACGCGAAGAGAAAAACAGACATCCCAGAACTCTTCGTTCTTGAGCGCACGCGTAACTGCTTCGGGATCGTAGGTGCTTTGTAGCTTCTCTACGAAGTTCTCGTATTCTTCTCCACGATGTTCCTTGAACAGAGATGTCTGGCGAAAACGGGTACTCCGAATAACTCGCAGGATATCCTTTGCAAGTTGTTCAGTTTTGTAAGCGGTCACATCGAACTCCCGCTCTTCATCTTTCATACGTCGGACAAGTGCATTCCAGTGCTCCAATGTGAGATAGTACTCCATTTATACTTGCTATGGTATTATCCAGAGTAGACATACGAAACAATCACGATACCCGATCCGCCCGATGCTCCCACATTGTCAGAGGACGCACCTCCGCCACCGCCCGTGTTTGGCGCGCCTGCAGTGGGGGGTATAGAGAGTATAAGGCTTTCACCCGAACCACCACCACCCACACCACCTGCACCGCCGGTATATGGCGATCCATAACCCCCATACGGGGCCCCTGCTCCGCCGCCGCCACCACCGTAATATGTCCCGCGATACAGAGTTCCCGCACCTCCGTCTTGTCCTGCCGATGCTGCGCTCGTCTGACTGACGCCCACCGCACTCGTGCCGCCACCACCCGCTCCTCCTACATCAATCTCGTCCCATCCGGTACCTCCATCGGTTGCCAGGTTTGAACTTGCACTTAGTGGTGAAGACACCAGACCTACCACGCCCGATCCGGCAGTATTGAAGTATTCGGTTCCATCCCCACTGCTACCACCACCACCACACCCACCGGCTTGGCCGTATCCGGCATTGTATCCTCCACCGCCTCCGCCACCGTATGCAGTCAGGATTGTACCAAATGTGCTTGGTTCTCCGGTTCCACCCGTGGACGTCTGGACCTCTCCGCCTCCACCACCGGGGCCTGCTGCAACCGAATACGATCCCGCACTCAGCGTGCCTGTCGCCACAATCATATTGCCCGCACCACCACCACCGCCGCCGTATCCGGCACCGCCTCCACCTCCACCGCCAATCGCCATGATTTCAACTGCAGGTGTACCTCGTGTAATCGTAAATGTTCCATTCCCGGTGAATGTGTGGAAGATACGACCGGATGAATATGTGATTGTGCCACCAGTCGTAATAGTGTTAGGAAGGATATATCCATAATGAAAAATCACTGTGCCAGCTGCACTCAAAGAAGAGGATGTATTCAGGGTCCAGATTGGCTCGCTTCCAGAGACATATAAACTAGTGAAACGATAACTTGAAGATGGCTGAATGCCATTGACCCACAGACCCTTTGCAAAAATGGACGGTGTAAATGTTGATGACGACCCGCTCGAATAGGAAACAATAACGATACCTGCAGCGCCTGTGCCGGCATTGGTATTTAGGAGGCCACTTTCTCCGGAAAATTGAACTCCACCGCCACCGCCACCGCCATATCCGTAGGCGGACTGCGCCGAGGCGTAGCTGACAGTACCTCCATTCCCACCGCCTCCGGTTCCGCCTCCACCTCCATTGTCACTGCCATATCCTCCTCCGCCTGGACCATAATACGTTGACAAATACAGATATCCACTGCCTCCATTCCCACCGGTGGTTCCACTTCCATTGTTTCCAGACCCACTAGCTCCTCCACCGCCTCCAGACCCACCAGGAGCTGTGCCGGATCCACCGGCATTTCCTAAATCTAGCTGGGTAGTACCGGATGTAATCGTAGACGCCGTTACACTTCCTCCGGTCTGTCCGATGCCTCCACCTCCACCAGATCCACCAGATAGTCCGGCGACGGTGCCACCACCACCGCCGCCGCCATACGCTGTTATTATGGTGCTAAATGTCGAGTTTCCACCGTTGGATCCACTGTTACTGCTTGTTCCTGCTGTACCTCCAGCTCCAACCCCAATGGCATACGATCCAGCGGATAAGGTAGTAAATCGAACAAGTGCAACACGCCCACCTCCACCTCCACCGCCGTAGCTGCCTCCACCTCCGCCGCCTCCAACCACGAACACATCGATTGGCGTACTGATAGGATTTGATGATAGCGTAAAGGTACCGTTTGTAGTGAATGTATGGTATGTATATCCTCCTGTCGTTGAAACCGTGCCTCCAGTTGCCCCCAGTGAGGATATGGATGCAGACCCAGTTCCCATGTAGATAATCGGGCCGTTCGTTCCAGTGGTGCCCGTGGGTCCGGTGGGTCCTGTGGGTCCAGCTCCCGTACGTCCCGTGGTGCCTGTGGGTCCGGTGAGTCCAACTCCCGCGGGTCCAGTGGTCCCCGTAGGTCCTGTGTGTCCCGTACGCCCCGTATGTCCTGTGTGTCCCGTACGTCCCGTATGTCCTGTGGGTCCTATACTCCCCTCAGGTCCTGTGAGCCCCGTGGTCCCCGTGTGTCCCGTACGCCCCGTAGGGCCTGTCTGTCCCGTGGGTCCTGTAAATGTACGCCCAGTATGACCGGTACCTCCAGTGGGTCCGGTGGTGCCCGTGGTGCCCGTGGGTCCCGTACGTCCTGTGTGTCCTGTGTGTCCTGTTGGTCCTGTCAACCCAACACCAGTTGGACCGGTACCTCCAGTGGATCCGGTGGTGCCCGTGCGTCCCGTGGGTCCTGTCAAAGAAAGACCAGTTGGACCGGTAGCTCCGGTTGAACCGACGACTCCGCTGAGCCCCGCGGGTCCTGTGTGTCCTGTGGGTCCAGCTCCCGTGTGTCCTGTGATCCCCGTGGGTCCGGTGGGTCCAGTCAGCCCCGTGTGTCCCATACGTCCTGTGGGTCCAGTGGGTCCAGTGGGTCCAGTCAGCCCCGTGGTTCCTGTAGCTCCTGTCCAACCAGTGGTTCCCGCAGGTCCAGTAAGTCCAGTCCAACCCATGAGTCCCACAAGTCCCGTCCAACCCGTGAAACCTGTAGATCCTGTTCCTCCAGTACATCCTGTGACACTTGTTGGTCCAGTCAACCCCATATGTCCCGTGGGTCCCGTACGTCCCGTGGTGCCCGTGGGTCCAGCCAGACCCGTGGTTCCAGTGGATCCTGTCAGAGCAAGACCGGCTGGACCCGTAACCCCTCCAGTTGGACCAGCAACTGCTCCGGTATGACCTACAGGTCCAGTCACCCCCGTGTGTCCTGTGGGTCCTGTTGCTCCTGCATGCCCTGTGATTCCCGTTGCACCTGCCAGGGTCCCGCGTAACCCTTGATGACCGGTTGGACCGGCACGACCGGTTGGAGCAACACCCGTTGTCCCTGTCACCCCGCTTGATCCTGTAAATCCACGAAGTCCTGTGAGACCTCTGGGACCCGTGCTTCCTGTTGGACCCGTACTGCCAGTATCTCCTCTAGGACCACTTGCTCCTGTATTGTCGATTGAACCGGTAGACCCAGTCGCGCCCACGGGTCCAGTCGCGCCCGCGGGTCCAATCGCACCTGTTTGCGAGTTGAGTCCGGTAGCACCTGCGGCACCCGTTCTGCCCCGTGGTCCAACACTCCCATCCGATCCAATGGGTCCGGTTGCTCCGGTGCGTCCCATGAGTCCGGTTGCTCCGGTGCGTCCCGTGGGTCCGGTGACTCCAGTTGCTCCGGTTGTCGAGGGCAATCCTTGAGAGCCGACCGATCCTGTTGCTCCCGTCTCTCCATTGATTCCCGTCAATCCAGTCGATCCCGTGACACCTGCTGTTGCCCCGGGAATATAGCGAACGGGTGGACTGCAATCCGTAGACAACCGCGGCGAATACGATACATACATTATACTTTAGGAGACACCGTAATAATATACAGTGTACGTTGCAGTTCCCGTGGCGGCTGCGAGAACAGTCATGTTGACATTCCAATACGTTGCGCCCTGAGATGGATAGAGGGCGACAACCCCCGCTACATTTGAAGCATTTGAAATGCAGTTCACTCCCTGAATAAGAAGCGACTTCGTATTGAGCACATTTGCCTGCGACATGGTTTGGGACGATGTAGCATTGGATGTCAAGCTTGAAAAGACCATGCTTCCGGTATATTGAGTCAGCCCGGCGTTTCCAGTGTGTCCGGTATGTCCTGTGGGTCCCGTAGTGCCTGGTACTCCGGTGGGTCCCGTCCAACCCGTAAATCCCGTGGGTCCAGTCGTGCCTACAGATCCGGTATGTCCTGTAGGTCCGAGTCCCGTCCAACCCGTGAATCCCGTCCAACCCGTCCAACCCGTAAATCCTGTGGGTCCCGTCACTGTTGAGGTGACACCCGTGAATCCCGTCCAACCCGTAGGTCCCGTCCAACCCGTCCAACCCGTGAATCCTGTAGGTCCAGTGTGTCCGGTTACACCCGTGCCTCCCGTTACTCCCGTATGTCCGGTTAGTCCAATGAGTCCAGTGGGTCCCGTCCAACCCGTCCAACCTGTGGGTCCAGTAGGTCCTGCGAGCCCAGTGACTCCAGCGGGTCCTGTGAATCCCGTAAATCCTGTGGTCCCCGCAGGTCCCGTCTGTCCCGTAGGTCCTGTGGTCCCCGTAGATCCGGTTACACCCATGGGTCCAGTGGGTCCAGTGGTTCCTGTGGGTCCAGTGGTTCCTGTGAGTCCAGTGGTTCCCGTGGGTCCTGTGACTCCTGTATGTCCGGTTAGTCCAGTGGGTCCAGTGGGTCCCGTGGGTCCCGTGGTCCCTGTGAGTCCAGTGGGTCCTGTGAGTCCAGTCAGCCCCGTGTGTCCCGTGAGTCCAGTGGGTCCAGTGGTCCCCGTCTGTCCAGTAGGTCCCGTGGTCCCCGTGTCCAGTCAGCCCCGTGTGTCCCGTGAGTCCAGTGGGTCCCGTGTGTCCCGTGGGTCCTGTAGGTCCCGTGGGTCCAATCGGTCCCGTGGGTCCCGTGAGTCCAGTCAGCCCCGTGTGTCCTGTGAGTCCCGTGTGTCCAGTGGGCCCCGTGGGTCCTGTGGATCCAGTCAGCCCCGTGTGTCCCGTGAGTCCAGTCAGCCCCGTGTGTCCTGTGGTCCCCGTGGGTCCTGTGGTCCCCGTGGGTCCTACAGTCCCCGTGGGTCCTGTGAGTCCTCCAGAGGCAGAGGGTCCGGTCATACCAGTGGGTCCTACGGTTCCGGTGACACCCGTGGTTCCCGGGGTTCCTATAGGTCCGATTGCACCATTGGGACCGGCACTGCCCGTGGGTCCTGTCACGCCCGTGCTTCCAGTAGGTCCCATAGATCCAGTGTGTCCAGTAAATCCAATGGGTCCGGTGAATCCGGTAGAGCCTGTGAATCCTGTACTCCCTGTTACTCCCGTGATGCCCGTTGGTCCAGTCCAACCCCGACTACCGGTGGGTCCCGTGTTTGTTGCGGATCCCGGAAGACCCGTGGGTCCGGTGGGTCCTGTGACAGAAGATGTGGGACCAGTGGGACCAGTATTTGTTGCCGATCCTGGAACTCCAGTGGGTCCAGTAAGTCCCGTTGGTCCCGTGAGTCCAGTCACAGTGCTCGCCAGTCCTGTGTGTCCAGTTGCTCCAGTGAGTCCAGTAGGTCCTGTTGCTCCAGTTTGACCTGTGGGACCTGTTCCGCCTGTAGATGTTGCTGATCCCGGAAGCCCCGTTGGTCCCGTGAGTCCAGTGGGTCCCTGTACTCCTTGCGGTCCTGGGGCTCCCTGTGATCCTGGGGGTCCAGCACACACATTGGGAATCCCGGTGACCACGCCGACTCCAGGTACGTACCGAGATAGAATTGCGCTCATCTTGTTCTTTCTTGCGGGTTTAAATGTATGACTTACACCGACTCTGCCCCCTGCATCGCCCTGAGATTCGCTGCCTTCTGTGCCAAGAACGACTCAGCTGCCGCACGAGACGCATCCGTCTCAATCACATCAAAATATACAATCTGTCCAACATCGCTCGGGTGCGTGGACGACAATCCAAATCCTTCGCCCGGCGTGATCTCGCTGACCACCACCTGACCCGCCATAGCCCGAGATGCACCCTTCAGCACCACCTGTGCCGCCAGCGTCAGCTCGGGAGCCGTTATCTGAACTCGGTTCGTTCCATTCAACGGAATGCTGCCAGTAAGAATCGTGGTCGCCATTTATTAGTGTATGCGGACTTTTAAATCACCACCAGACGAGCATCCACGCCCACGCTCACAGGTCCAAACGTACCCGCGGCGGGGACGATCGCCACATAGCCGAACCCCATAGGAAGACCGTTACTGGCACCTCCATATCCATACGTAAACCCTCCCGGATAGAAGGGACTTGTAATTCCACCCGGGGCTGCGTTGGAGGGACCCGCCACTAGATTTGTAGTGCCGTTCGAGTGTGCCGCACCCGACGTAAACCCAATCCCTCCCGTAGCTCCATTGATGTTACCAATATAGCTAGATCCTCCTCCCCCGCCTCCGAAGTTGGTGATAGCTGAGCCCGGGGATCCTACTCCGCCGCCGAACCATCCTGCAGCACTAAATTCGTTATTATTGCTGTTGCCTTGAAGTGCGCGTCCGTTAAAACCTTGGGCGCCAATTCCACCTGCCGTTTGCGTACCACCAGTTATCTGAGTAGAGTAGATGTTTGATGAGACAGAGTATGGTGCTCCGCCAGTCGGGTAGCCACCGTATCCCCCTGATATGATATCCGCTTGGTTTCCGCCTCTATTGCCTCCGCCTCCCGCCACACAGATTGCGTTGGACTGAGCGACCGCATTCAAGAACACTCCGGAGTACCCGCCGTTAGGCCAACCGCCAACATTAAACGACGATCCATTTGCAACGCTGTTTCCACTCGATACGCATCCCACGACTGCCAACACCGTTCCAGGAGCACACGAATAGAATCCAGAGACAAACCCAGCACCGCCTCCAACTGCCCCCGTGTTTTGGTTTTGGTTATAACCGCCTCCACCGCCTCCCCATGCATAAATGAAAACGCCTACGACGTTAGAGCCTCCTGCGGTGGCTGGAACCGTGTAGTTGGTGGCTGCGTTTGATATGTTGGTCCTTGATGATGTCACCGCGGACACTCCTCCGGCACCGACGCCAAAGGCCGAGTTGGCGTTGGCGATTCCGATCTGGAACATAGATGCGTTTGCAGCGATTGTGACGGGAACAATCATGGGAGCGAGGGGTGTCAGTCCGCCCGTACCTAGCGTGAACCCATTTGAGCAAATCAAGTTGGGACTGTTTGAAACAGTCTGTGTGTAGGTCGCTCTTTGCACGGGACCGTAGCCGATATTTGAACCGTCGATGGAGAGGGAATAATCAAACGCCACCCCCTGAATGAATTGAGATCCGGACGTTTGCATGTCAAAGTACGCCATGAGAACACCCGTCTTTCCCTTGGCGGCTGTAGGGATAGATGTCTGCGAAATGTACGTGACGCTTGCATTGGAGGCTGCAACGGCGTTCGCAATGGCTCCCGTGGAGTACGTGGCAATCACAATCGAAGAGGAGGACACAGCACCACCCGTGGGACCTGTCATACCGGTGGGACCCGTAGGACCATTGGGAGGACCTTGCGGACCCATTGCGCCCTGCATACCCGTTGATCCGGTGTATGTAATTCCAGTTGGACCCATTGGACCCTGAGGACCTTGAACGCCTTGAGGACCTGTGCTCATTTATACTTACACCGTGGAGATTCTGGCATCCACGCCAACGACAGCCGATGTGGACAAGGCGACACTTGAGTTTAAAAGTCCAATCGTGATGTTTGACGCAGTGGGCGAGAACGTGATAGGAATGGTGATTGGACGAAGAGGTGTCATGATGTTTGTTCCCATCGCGAGGACGTTCGACAAACGTTGAACATACCGAACAGTTTTTGTGGGTCCAAACCCCTGTCCAACGGTGTCCACGTAGATGCCAAAGTCAAAAAACGAAGCGACCGGGAATGCGACTGTGTTGCTGATGTCGATGTACATGTTCAGCATGCACGTGCGTCCCTGCGCCTGTGCCGGCACTGTGCCCGACCACACCATCGAGGGCGTGGCGTTCGACATAGTCACAGCATTTGCAAGTGCCCTTCCCGTATACGACTGTATCTCGACCTGAATGGGGGTTTGAGCGTCGGCGGGCAAACCCGCAACTCCAGTTGGTCCTGTCAACCCAAACTCTGAAAATACACCCGTTGGACCCATAGGACCTGTAGCTCCAACGGGTCCAAAGATAATCATCGGACCCTGAAATCCCTGCGGACCCGTAAGTCCGGTTGGTCCCTGAATCCCTTGCGGACCGTAATACGACATTTAGTCATTCGTCATACTAAAAACCTATGCAAAGTTCGTCAACTGGCTGACTGCAGTCCATGTGCTTCCAATGTAATAGAGTGTAAAGGTTTGGGTTGCCACAATATTGCCCGTCACCGTGGGTGCAGTTCCACCAGGAAACCGGATGCTTACCGACGTCGAGTTCAGAGTCAATGCGTTAATGTAATACCCCGTTGCCCCCTGAACCAGACCAAATGTTAGTATATATCTCTGATTCGTCGTTGTGGGCAAGTTGGTCACTGTCAACGCAATGTTGCCTGTCAAAGTGGACAAATAATAGGTGCTTCCCGTGGTCCAGTTGATGGACAATGAGGTACCTGGAGATGAAGTGGGCGTAACGTTGGCAACCACGCTTCCGTCCAATCCCTGCAGCCCTTGAACGCCTTGGGGTCCAGTCACACCAATGACACCTTGAGGACCTGCGCCACCCGGTCCAGCGACACCCTGCAGCCCTTGAACACCTTGGGGACCAGTCACACCAATGACACCTTGAGGACCTGCGCCACCAGGTCCAGCGACACCCTGCAGCCCTTGAACACCTTGGGGTCCAGTCACGCCGATGACACCTTGAGGACCTGCGCCACCCGGTCCAGCGACACCCTGCAAGCCTTGAACTCCTTGGGGTCCGGTCACACCAATGACACCTTGGATGCCAGTAGCCGAGGGTCCTTGCAATCCAGGTACACCTTGCAAGCCAATGAATCCTCGAAACCCAGTAAATCCCATCGGACCGATAGGACCTAGAAGACCAGCTGGTCCCTGAACTCCCGCAACTCCTTGGAGTCCAGTTGGACCCGCAATACCCTGTTCGCCGCGTATTCCTTGAAAGCCCTGCACACCTTGCGCACCTATCGTCGCCATTACATAGACCCTAGAAACGATCTCATGTTCCAATCGTCGTCCAGTCAAAAGGCTGTGTGCCGCTACCACTTCCGTTGGTCCAGTAAATAGTAAACGACGATGCACTCGTCTTTACGACGGATGTATTTAGAGGGGTCGTGTTTGTGTGCGTCACAAACACATTGTAAGAAGAGGACGTCGCATAGGAAACAGGAATGGTGACAAGCACATTTCCGCTGTTTCCTGTCCCCGATGTTGAACCAGACTGAATGACGGGTCCTGTGTTCCCCGTAGGTCCGGTAACACCCTGTATACCTTGGTACCCCTGAATACCCTGGGGACCCGTGCTTCCAATGGAACCCTGAGGACCTTGAACTCCTTGAGGACCTTCAACACCTTGGGGACCCGTTGCTCCATATCCGGCTAACCCTGTAGGTCCCAGATCCCCCGTAGGACCCGTGGTACCCGTGTGTCCAGTCAGCCCCGTATGTCCCGTCCAACCCGTGGGTCCGGTAACACCCTGTATACCTTGGTACCCCTGAATACCCTGGGGACCCGTGCTTCCAATGGAACCCTGAGGACCTTGAACTCCTTGAGGACCCTCAACACCTTGGGGACCCGTTGCTCCATATCCGGCTACCCCCGTAGGTCCCACGTCTCCCGTGGTGCCCGTGGTACCCGTGTGTCCAGTCAGCCCCGTATGTCCCGTCCAACCCGTAGGTCCGGTAACACCCTGTATACCTTGGTACCCCTGAATACCCTGGGGACCCGTGCTTCCAATGGAACCCTGAGGACCCTGAACGCCTTGAGGACCCTCAACACCTTGGGGACCCGTTGCTCCATATCCAGCTACCCCCGTAGGTCCCACGTCTCCCGTGGTGCCCGTGGGTCCCGTCCAACCCGTGGTCCCCGTAGTTCCCGTATGTCCCGTGAGTCCCGTAGGACCTGTATGTCCAGTGAGTCCCGTGGGTCCATCGGTTCCAACATAGGGGAGTGCATTCCATCTGCGCACACCGTCACCAATTTTCATTTGACCGGTATCCGTCTCCACACCCGGCTCGCCCAACTGAAGGATTGGATTGGTTGTGAACCATCTCCCCGATGTATCTCGGCGGAGCTGAAACCTACTTGGGGTTGTCACACATGGCCCCGACATTGTTATACAGCACAGACATTTGCGTCGGCATCTCCACCGTCAATGTTCATACCACTCTCTGCATTGCCATCCACCACGTTGCAGTACTCCGCCATTGCATCGCCACCATCCAAGATTGCGGCGCACACTGCCTCTACCTGCTTGCAGACACGTATGCACACATCGGATAACACAAAGACCTCCACGGCGCCTGATGTGGATCCAGTCGTATGCGTCGTCTCCTTCATGACCCGTCCGGAGGCCCAGTATCCGTCAATCGTTGACTTCCGTCTCACATATTGGGTGTACATCGAGGCATCTCGGTTGCCACTTCCTGTTGTTCGTTCTTTGCCGGTGGACACAGGAACCAAAAATCCAGGCACATTGGGGACCTGATCAAGAACGGGGCGCTTGGAGTGTTGATACGAGGTGTAAAGCAAAAAAGTTAAAAAGAGCGATGTAAAGAGTCCTGTGATTCCAAATTTCATTGTTTTGTTCTGGGATTAGATCGCGTCGACATTGACCTCCTCGTCCTCGAAGATGATCTCCTCCTTGGATTCCTCCTCAGCAGATGCATCCTTCAGGAACAGTCGCGCATCGGCGTCTGGCTTGATCTTGCGATAACGAACAACCTGCTCGGGCGTCATCACTGCAAAGATCTCATGTGTCTTTCCTCCAAGGTCGGTCTCGGCAACCAGAACCAGGCTTCCAATGTCAACCCACAC